GATTGTATTGTTACTGCACCACTAGCTACTACTGCATTAGGTTGTACTCCTCCATCTGCTGCAACTGCTACTGTCGCACCTTCAAGATGTCCTAATCCACTTACTGTTGTAACCATTTCACGTGCTTCACCATCTGTTATATAAGTAGTGTACGCTGTTCCATCAATATCGTTACCTGAAAGGTCTGTTAATTCGAACGTATGATCTGTTTTTTCCGATACAAGATAGAAATTGTTATTTAATTCTGTCATTCCATCTACATCTACTATTTTAATCTGATCTCCATTAGCAAAACCATGTGAAGTTGCTGTAATTACTACTGGATCAGCTTTTGTTGCTGCTGTTATTGTTAAAGGACTATCTAAACTCAATCCACTATCTACGAAAAAAGCATCTTGTTGATCTTCAAACTCTCTTGGCATAAAAAACTCTATATATCTAACAAAAGCACCATCAATATATCTTTTTACTACAGTCCATACTTCATCATCTCCGCCATCTATAGGAACAACTGCTACACTTTCATATGATCCTGCTCCCCTTGTATCTGTACCGGAAATTTGCCTTGACCAGCCTATAACTTCTTGAGCTATTTGACGTGTTAAAGTTGCTATCTGTCCATCTGTTCTTACGCACCATAAAGTATCATTAGGCGATTGCTGATAAGCCATATCAACTATTCCATCACCTGCTACATGATCTGCTAACAATGTCATATTAATAGCTGCTTGACTATCAATATCAAAATCATATCCTAATTCTCTTAAAACTTTTAAGTTCCTTTGAACAAAATATACGAAATTACCTATTCTTTTTGGTAAAACAGAGGCTACTCCATACGTAGTATCTCTTGATACAACAATAGACGTAGGTGTAATTGGTGCTGAAATTGATCCTGAACTAAAAGAAAACGTACCACCTGACGTGCCTACTTGTAATGCTTTAGGACCTGAAGACATCCACCTTATAGCATTTACTTGTTCTGTGGCTATCTTATATATAAACGCATCAGCAGCATTTGCCCCTGCTTCAAAATTTTCAAAACTTTGACTGACACTCGCCCATACTGTTTGTGGATTATTTGAAGTTGCTGCTAACGCTAACCTTTGTTCGTGAAAAGTTACTGATGCTGGAAATCCCTCATCATCACTCCACGCACCTTCTGCCCAATCATCTACTGCTGCTGTACCACCTAAATTTCCTGCTGTACCATCTGGCTCTGCTTGAACATCCGCTGTAACACTTGTCGCACTTGCATATGCTGTTATTTTAACATATCCATCTTTTATTCTCCAAAAACTATCTACATGATTAGCATTAAAAGTATCTGTTGAAGCGGTTATTGTTATTCCTGTTCCTGTAGCAACACTAGGATTCAAAGTTGTTGCTGTTATATTATCATCTAGAAAGGGGCCTCTAGTAAAATCTACATCTGTAATAGTCCATGAAGTAGCACTTAATCGTGAAAGTTTTACTGGCGGATGATTAGGATGCACCAAATACATAATATCTGCTGATTGTGCATACTGAATATCGAACAATTCAGCTTCTAAAAAATCTGTTGGTATTTCTGTTGGTCCTGCTCTTGTAGCTATTCCACCTGATGTATAAACTCCATATGCTGAACTATCTATCCCTGTAAGCTCATAAGTTGTTGCTGTTCTATTCGCAACCGTATAATCGTTACCATTTAGGTCTGTCATACCTACAACACCTGACATTGTTACGCTATCTCCATCTTGAAAGGGATGATTAGCTGATGTAACAACTGCTGGATCAGCTTTTGTAACACCTGTTATTGCCATTGTTGTAGTGTCTAATTGTCCTTGATCTGTGAAAAACCTTATATATTGATCGCCTATCTCTAAAATATAAGCTTGATCTGTTGAAAATTGAAAGTCTATTATCCTTGTTTCTTTTGTAGAGTCTTTTACCTCTGCAACATACTTAGAACCAGGTCTACGTATTGCTCCACCTGCATTATGAATTAAGAAGTTTTCTATCTTCTTCGCTCCATTTGCATACTTGCCTATATCTATACGACCTAAAAGAAAAGGAGAAAACTCTCCTGCTGTTAAGTTTGTTTGCGAACTTGTAACTTTTGTTGCAAAACATGGCTGACAAGCCAATAATGCTATGATTAATACTATTGCTATCTTTTTATACATATTATCTCCTTAACAACCAACTGGATACCATGTTTCATCTCCTGTATTACCTGCTATTGAACTTGATCCTATTATTCTTGAATCTAACCACTCATTTTGGTTAGGTGACTGTGGTGTTCCTTGCTGTGCATCCTGTGCCTTTGCAGCAGGAAGAACCTCATCATAATATAACTTAAATAACTCTGCTGCTAAAGTTGTTTTAGCTGTTATCGGATAAGCTATATGTGCTGCTAATTTAGTTTCTAACGCTTCCCTGAACTTAATAAAAAACTTTGCTGGATCTGTTATATTCCATGTATACTTAATTTTTAAGCCTGATTGATTAGAAAGAATTTTATCCCCTTCAAGCTTATATATTGCTGTTGGGATATTTACAAAATTTACCTTTAACATATCACTAGGTTTCTGATAAATAACACTCATTCCATCATCATCAAACGCTAAAGTATCACTTACAGTTGCTAATTCAACTCTTTTTTGTGCGAAATTCCATATTGTATCAGTTAAAACTTCCTGAACAGTAGTGTCATATAGTAAAGCACCTATCCTAGCATTCTTAGAGTTTTCTGTAAAAGATTCAATAGCTTTTGCACCTAATTTTAACAATGCTCTATTAAAAATACTTACTTTTGATATTGCTGCCATGATATTCCCCTAGTAAGGGGTAAGCCTAATGCTTACCCCATATTATTACATTTATACTAACATATACGTTACTGCTACTGTAAGACCTGTAGCTGTATCTGCATCTGATCCTGTTACAGTTATATCTAATGATTCAGATATTGTAAGACCTTCTGCAAGTCCTACTCCCATTGTAACACCTGTAGTGTCTTTACTAAGAACTGCATTATCTGTCATTTGAGCTTGTGCCATTGAACATACATTTATTGTACCACTAGAATCTTCAAGTTCTGCTGATGTCAATGTTCCAAAAGAACCATCCATAACAATATTGAAGTCTAATACAAGAATCTGTTTTCCTGTTACTGCTGCTACAATGATTTTATCTGCATTAAGTTCAACTAACGAAACTGCTACCTGTGCAGAATATACTCCTGATGTCCAAACTGGGTCAGTTCCATCAGAACCTAACACCTCTCCAGCTGCTCCAACTGCCAACCTATCAGCATCTCCAGAAGCATCACCAAGAACTAGATCCCCTTGAGTTGTAACAGGTGAATTTTGCACATCTGCTACCGTTGCACCCTGTTTTGGGATCCCTGCTTCCATTATTATTATTTCATCTGTTGCTCCTACTCCGACAACTTCTTGCAATTCGCTATAGTTTAAATAAGCTAAATCATTAGCATTACCTAAAGCAAATGCACTACATGCAAAGAAAACTATCAGAAGAGCTACAAACCATTTACTTTTTCTCATAACTATTTCCTCCTCTTAATTTCTGTTTAATCATGCGTATAAAATACTGTTACTTTGATTGTTCCTGAAATTGATACTCCGCCTGTAGTAATTGTGATCTGATTATCAAGATTATCTGCATCGCTTTTATCAACTTCGTAATTCTTTCCACCGATTGCATTTGTATGAAGTATTTTATTTGCTGTGTGCATTTCTTCTGATAATATATATCTATTATCATCTTCTGCATCTCCTACAATTATTGTGTTTCCACTCCCTAAAGCATCTGCCATTATCTCAACATCAAGAACTATCGCACCTTTAGGTAACTTAGGGCCTATCTTTATTGTTGATCCTGCTACTAAAACTGCTGCCTCATAAGTATCTTGAAGAGTTTTAACTCTACCGTCAAACTCACCTGGTTTTAGTCTATTCGCTGGAGTCGGAGTTGCTACTTTTGTTGCATTTTCTCCTAATACTATACTCATATCTATTCCCTCCTCTTAGGTAAAGGAGGGTACAAATTGTACCCCCCCTTATAACCTTATTGTTTAATCATGCGTATACCTTACAGTACATTTGATTGTTCCAGTTATCGTATTGCCTGCTGTAAGAATTGTTATTTGATCGTCAAGACTTGCTGAATCGCTCTTGTCAACCTCATAGTTCTTACCACCAATAGCGTTTGTGTGAAGTATCTTCTGTGCTGTATTCATTATTGTTGCAGTGATATATCTGTCTGGATCTTCTGCATCTCCTACTGCCAACGTATGCGTAGCACCTAAAGCATCTGCCATAAGTTCAACGTCAAGTACAATAGCTCCCTTTGGAAGTTTTGGACCCATTTTAATTGTTGAACCTATTGCTAACGTACTTGCTTCGTAAGTATCTTGGAAAGTCTTAACTCTCCCATCAAACTCACCTGGACTAAGCCTATTTGCTGGTGTTGGAGTTGCTACTAATGTAGCATTTACTCCTAATACTGCGCTCATATATTTATCCTCCTCTTTAACTTTTTATACTCGTAACGATTATTCAGCACAAGCTACTTGAACTATTCTTGCTTCTTCTAACCTTGTAGATCCCATGCTCATTGACATAAATACCTGCCAAGCATAGTTCTTATCAGGTCTTTGGTCTGCTCTTGCTGTAGGCTCTTTCTGAATAGCCAACTGCATTGCAGCTTTATGATAGAAATAAGTCAATCTTGAGCTAGAACCATCTACTGCTAGTCTAGTTGATTTGATTATCTTGAAACCTAACCAAGTATCAAGGTCGCCATCAACTAACGCTCTAACTGTATTAAAATCAGCACTTGTAACTTCAGTTGTATTTAATAGGTCATTCAACTGTTGCGGAGCCATTACTGCATACCTATTTGCTGCTTCAACTTCTGCATTGTCTAACAAAAGCTTTGCACTAAGCATTTTAGCTTTTGTCATTCCAACTGCACCTGCTGCTACTTGATTATCTGCATCAAACGAAGTTGAATCAGATCCTGTTTTTCCTGTATAAGCTGTAGCATTAAAAGCGTCAATGATTAAATCATCTTCTGCTCTAGCTGCTGCCATAGCCGCACTCTGCGAATATTTGCCTTTAGGATCAACGATCATATTCAACTGATCTTCTTGATCTAACAGTTTATTATGAACGAAATCTCTCTTACTAACTCTTCTTCTCTTATGATCTGGCTGATCCGTAGGTGTATCTTGATTACGAGATACCTTTTCAGTCATCTCATCAGCACCTAACTGATCGTAAAACTTAAATTCTCCAGTAAAGTTGCTATCAACTAATACTGTGTTTCTAAGTTTACCCATTTCTTGTTGTACTAACAGTCTGATATTATCAGTGTACTGTTGCACAGCTGCGGTTGATACATTACCCATTTTGTCCTCCTGTTTAATCTGTTATTATTCATCTACTGTTGATTCAGATTATCCAGAGAACTGGGTCTAAATCAGATAATTTGGGTCTCTTCCGAGATTATCCGATTTACTTACGATTTCCAGGGCTAAAGCTTGTAGGATGTTTTTGTTCTTTTAAAACAATATTTCCATCAGCGTTAGTTTTCCCAGTAACGTACTTATATATCTTATCAGCTATGGTAAGGCAAGCGTTTTTATCCATGCCTGCCTTTGTACCATTCTGTATAGCGATTTCACACGCTTTTAACTTTATTTCAACATCATCCATTATGTCCTCAAGCTTCCAGCTATTTGATACAACGATGTCATTTCATCAACTGCTGCTTTATGTAACGGTCCTTCAACATTAAACGGATGATCTTTGTCTGCCCTTATTGCATCTATCTTAGCACTTGCAGATTCAGGAGTCATATCGCCTGCAAACTTAAAGCCTTTACCAAGACTATCTTCACTCATCTTTTCACCTAGATTAACCATCATTTCTATAAATTCAGGATCAGCACCAAGTCCTGCAGCTATCTTTTTCTGCATACCTTCACCTGCAAACGAGCCTACCATCTTAGTTACTAAAGCCTTTTTAGCTTCTAAAAGAGTACCATATTTACCACTTAACGCTGTATTAGCTTCATTTACTGACATTTTATCAGCTTCATCTTGCTGTGTCATTCCATCAGAAATATTTTTTAAGTACCAAGAATGTAATGAAGCGGCCTGTTTTGATGTCAAGCCTACCTTATGAGCCATATCTTTAAAGTCTTTTTGC